ATGCAATTCATCTGTTCGGGGAACCCCGTTAGGGTTCTTAATGATCTCGTAGTCGAAATACAGTTTGCCCTCCAAGGGCTTGTCCTCGTATTGAAACACCGTATACCGATATTCGATTCCTTCAAAGATGCTGCCTCTTAGTCTTATAGCATACCCGATGTCTGGTCGGGATACAATGTCAAAGTCCAGAGTTTCTTTTTGAGACGAATCCATTTTATCCCTCTTTCAACAGGATCTTCTCTGTGACAGGTTCTTCTTCAAGCCCGCCGCCGTATTTGAATTCTTTGGCGACTGCTTCTTCCAATTGCTTCATCACCGTTTCTGTGTAATACTTTTCTGGATTCTCGTTGATTGTTTTTTCAAATGCCGTCTTGCCATCAGGTAATTCAATGCGGGTAGAAATCTTTTTGAAGATGTTGTACTTGATTGCAATGTCGAGCAGCCCATAGTACTTGTTTAGTCCGCTGTCGTAGTTTAATTGCACATCCACCAATTGATTTTCCTTGGTCAGACGGGATTTGTACAATTTACAATGAATAATACTGCCTACTACATCACCTTCTGCATTCTTCTCTTTCTTTTTGGAAAGCATCACAATGGTGGAAGCAGCATACTTCAAACCATCTCCTCCCGACATTTCCTTTGTAGGAACATATGCTCCAATAACACTATAGGTGTGATTAGTCATAATCATAGGAATATTTGCCTTGCCCAACTTCAGCGTGAGAGTGCGGAATGTTGCACGAATGACCTGCGAACGAGTCATATCTCGGGTGTCCTTGCCTTCTGCTGTGTCACGCATTTCTTTGCTCGTCGAAAGCATTCCCAACGAATCAAGAACAATCATAACAGGCTTGCGCTTGGCTTCGGGTTCTTCCAAAATCTTATCAACAATACAAATTGCCTGATGTCGGAAATCTTCAATTGTGGCAACAGGGAAAACGGCAACTCTCTTTGGATCCACACCACGATCAGTAAACATACCCGATGTCACGGCTTGCTCTGAATCAAAGTAGAGAACTACCCCTTCTGCATTGTCTTGCAGAAACTTCGACACGATGCCAAGGGCAAAGTAGGTCTTACCCGTTGCAGACTCCCCCGCCAACGCAAGAATCTTGTTGCTTGCAATACCTCCATACAGGCTACCCGAAAGCAAGGCATTGAACGCATAACTTCCTGTATCCACGAAGCCATTCACATCTGCCTCGACTCCATCGTCCACCACACTCGCATATTTGTTTCCAGAGTTCTTAATGATAGAATCTAAAAATGCCATATTATACCTCTTTCTTCATTCTTTCCAAGTCAGAAATAAGTTGATTATTGTTTTCCACAGCACTAATTATTTGACGAACAACTTCCATTCCCATGTACTTTGACTTGAGAACTGATGTGTGTTCATCACGAAGCCTCCTGCCCTTCTCTTGAAGAAGGGACAGGAGGTATTCGATTTGCATCGGGTTTAATTGAGTAATTTCCATTTAGTCTGCAAGGTGGAGTTTATTTGCAATATTTCCCATTCCAGCACCACTAATGAGTCCGTTGCTTGGAGCAATAATCTTAGAGAAAGCCTTATCAAATTCCGCCTTCAACCGATCTTCTGCGTCAATGGTAAACGCAATAATCTTTTCTGGAAGCAACAGACCTTCCTCTGGATACTTTGCATATGCAAGCCACGGAATCATCTGCATATTCTGTAGACTTACAGGCACAAGCAGTAGTGCCTTGTTAACAAGCCAACCACCATCGGATGGTGTTGCCTCACAAATAAGTTCTTCTCCAGTAGTCAAACGAACAATCTTTACATTATCTTTAGCCATAGTATTTCCTTTCATGGTGTTAGTAGTATGTAGGTGGTTCAATCACAAAACAGCGAGTCAAGTGTATTAGTTTTTTCGGTTTGCCATCCGATGCAATCCAAGATAGCCTTGAGCGGGTCAAGATATGACTTATCAAATTGAGTATTAAAGTCAATGTATTTAGCCAAGCCAAACTCAGAGGGAATGCTGCTCATAAATGCAATAACATTCTCACCAAGTGGATTAGGCATTTTCAAGTATATGAACTTGATCTTGTCGCCTTCATTAATGATCGGATACTTTTTGTCCATCTTTTTATTGCGAAGGTGGTGATTATAAACCAAGGAACCACGCACAGCAATAGGGGTAGACTTTCTGAAAATAGTGGTTGGATCGTGGTAATCCTTTAGACCATTACAAGAACGAGGATAACTGATATCTTCAGGTCTTTGAGCCTTGAATTTATTCTTGAAATCAGAAATATAACTGATGATTTCCTCTTGTGTTCCATTCATAATAATCGAAATGCTATCAGTAAGGGCATCCCGTACAACACGGGGAGTAGAAGAACGACTGGTTTCAATACCCATGATCTTCATCTCAGGCTTCTTTAGAACAACTCCATCCTCACCAATCATAACATTAAGCATATACCGCTTTTTAGCAGTCCAAATGCCCTTGTTTGCAATAGCCTCCCGCTTCATGTGCATCTTGTTCTCGTATGCATTCATCATCGTAGCGAGTTTATCATATTGCTTGTCGATGAACGGCTGTAAGAGTTCTTGTGAAACCTTTTCGAGATACTTTGCAATCTTGGAATCATCGGTTTCATTCGGCATTACACGCTGTACAAGATTCTCTAAGCGAAGGTAAATGGAGTCAGTATCGCTTGCTACAACATAATCATAGTTACCCGTCTTGAATGATGCATTGAGAAATCCATTCAACTGTTCTTCAATCCAACGAATGGAAAGTTGACCAGACACCGTAATGGCTTCAGCCAAATCTAAATCATAATAGCGAAAATATTCGTTGCCTATAGCACCGAATGCAGAATTCAATTGAATCTTACGACATAATTGAAAGTTGTGGAACTTAGAGATATCATTCTCTAACTGACGCTTCTCTGTCTTGGAGAGAGTATCTTTTTGTTCCTTTAGCCTACGCTTACACTCAAGCATCTTTTCCTTGAATACTTTACGCTCCTGATACATTGTATCCATCAGAGCAGGAAGGAATCCTCGGATATCCTTTACAAACGAAACACCGTTTGCAGCCGTGCTATATTCATTGGCTTGATATGCCCCTGACTTGAGTGATTGCAATAAATCATCAATAGGGATGCGCTTCTTTTCCTTGCCCTTGACCTTTGTCTCAGGCGAAATATTAAATTGCATGATTAAGTGAGGATAGAGTGAATCCAAGTCGAAAGATACAACCCATTTATGCATTCCAATAATAGGATCTTTGACATAAGCACCAGCAAACTGCTCAGACTTGTCTTCATCCTTCTTTGGTGGAATAACGATCTTCTGTTCATTCAGATGGTGATAGATGATGGAATCCCAAGTACGAACTTGAGAGAACACTTCGGAGAAGTTCACCTTGGCTGAATATGCAAGAGTAACAGCAAGTTCAAGTAGTTTGAGTTTTTCTTCAAGTCTCTCGACAAGAAAAACATCCTTAATATTATATTCAACAAATGCTTGAAAGTTCTGCTTGTAGAAATCGGACATCTTGTCGTATTCTGCATACGATGCCTTGCGCTCTCCTAACTCTACGAATGCAATATTATCCAACTTATAAGATTCTTGATTTACAAAGGTAAACTTCTTATACAGATCAAGATAATCAAGTGATGTAACACCAACAATATCAAACACCTCGTACATCTTTCCCTTCATGGAGATATCACGGGTCTTTACATCATTCCAAGGGGACAAACGCTTTACCGCATCCTCCCCTATGCGCTTGCCGATTCGGTTCACAAGATATGGAATATCAAAGAGTTGGGTATTCCAACCTGTGACGATATCATAATCCTCGGATCGCCAAAAGTCGATGAATGCCTGTAACATTTCATCTTCGTTGTCGTATTCATATAACTTTACATTCTTCTGATGTGGAACAGCCTTGCCTAATGCAAAGCAGTGGTAAATTCCTTCGCAACCAATGGTGATTACGATTACCTTTTCTTCCGCCCGATTTGGATCAGGGCAGCCATTTTCACATTCAGTCTCAATATCAAGAAAAGCAACCTTCAAGTTAGTGAAATTAAAGTCAATTTCCTTGAAATTTTCTCCAATGAACTGTGCAATATAGTCGGTATTTCCATGAATAGAAAATCCCCCAACACCTTTGTATTGGTTTATAAACTCACGGCAATCCATGATGGTTCCTGGTTGTACAGGTTCCACAGGAATACCATCAAGCGTCTTCCAATTGGAAGCCTTGTTTGCCTTTACAAAGAGTGTTGGTCGGAAATTAGGATCAGCCTGTTGAATACGCCGCTTTCTGCCACCTTCAGTAGCATAGCCACGATACAGGATACGATTCCCACGAACACCGACATTTGTATACTGTTCCAATTAGTCCCTTTCTACGCCAGCGATCCACTTTTCATTAATGATATGCATACCTTCGACTTCATCGCCTTTGAACTCCTTAGAGTCCCAATACACCGTATCTCCAGGCTTGATGTCTTCGGTTAGGGCATCACCAATATCAACCACAGTACTCTTGACATAGCGTCCTGTGTACACATCAGTAAAGATGATACCAGATTCCGTGGTTGTTTCCTTCTTCTTTTCCGTAGTTACAGAAATAAACTTACCGATGGGCTTGAACTTTTCTTTTTCTTCAACTTTCTTTTTCATTTTTATCTCCAATAAATTCATGTGAATAACATAGACGATCTGCGTGTTTCATTTGGTAAGAACCTTCAATCTTAGAGATTCTACGCTTGTAGTCCTGACGATTGATTCCATTCTTGCTTGTGGGCTTCCATAGTGAAGAGTGGTTTCGATATTCGCCCATGCGTGGGTGTGCTGTCTTCGAGAAATATCGGTATCCATCTACCACAAACATGGTGGCAACTGCATCCGAAATCCTAACTCCCAAGCCTAATCCTTGATAATCAGGAAGCACAACGGTTCGGTGTCCCCGCCATGCATTCTTTATTGTTCCGCTTGGGAAAGGAAGGGCAGAAGCGAATCCAATTGGGATTCCATTCCATGTAGCGATCCAACTTCGTGAAGCCTTATTGATGTTTCCGTCGAGATAGTGATGGTGGCGGAACATTGCCCACGCTTCGTATGAACAAGGTAGGATTTCCAAGATGATGTCGGGTCGCCTTTCCAACCCCCTTGTGGTCATCTTGCCTGTGCTGGTGTCAAAGACCCAGTCAGGCTGCAACCACTCAATGATGTCATAGTGACATGATGCGAAAACCAAACCCTTTAATCCCTTTTCATTCACATACTTGCGAATTGAATTTGCACAAGACTTTGCAACATTGCGATCCACAACCGATGTAAACTCATCAACAACGGCTCCATTCTCCAATCGGCGAGCCATATCTGCACGAAACTTCTCTCCAGTAGAAAGAACTTCATATGAGCGCATCCATGATGGAATAGAATTGAATCCAACAGCACCCAACCGCTCCATAGCATCAGCGGCATCACGGAAATGCGAACAGACTGCCTTGTCGTGTTCCCAAGACGGGGGAACTTCCTTACCAAAACGCTTGAGTATGGTGGATTTTCCTGTTCCCGATGGGCCAACAATCAGACCAATGCCAAAATCCTTTGGCAACCTTGGTAAAAAAGGAGGAGTAAATGTACTCACAC